CAAACGGACGCAAAGGCCCCTGAAAGGAGAAAAGCCTTATGAGAAGAAAGTTCTGGAACTGGGTAAGAAACGAAACTCCAGATTCCTTTGGAAGCGAAAGAACCCTCTACCTAAACGGAGAAATTTCTGATGAAACCTGGTTTGGTGATGAAGTCACGCCAAAACTTTTCAAAGAAGAACTAGAAGATGGCGAAGGAAACATCACGCTATGGATTAACTCTCCAGGAGGCGATGTTTTTGCCGCTGCCTCGATTTACAACATGTTAATGGATTACCCATATGATGTTACGGTTAAGATTGACGCTTTAGCTGCATCTGCAGCCTCTGTGATCGCAATGGCAGGAACCAGGGTCTGCATGAGCCCTGTTGCCATGCTGATGATCCATAACCCGATGACTGTTGCGATTGGAGATTCAAGCGAGATGCAGAAGGCCATCGATATGCTGTCCGAAGTCAAGGAATCCATCGTAAACGCCTATGAGATTAAAACGAGCCTATCGAGGCGGAAGATTTCTCAGCTCATGGACGCAGAAACCTGGATGAATGCAAAAGAAGCAAAGAAACTCGGGTTTGCCGATGAAATTCTCTTTTCTGAAGGAGAAACGGAAAGTGAAGATCCTGAAATGCTGTTTTCAAGAAAAGCAGTTACGGACTCCCTTCTTTCCAAACTCATCCCAAAAGAACCGGTAAAGCAGAAGAAAGCAGCGCCAACAGTAGCTGTTGATTCACTGAAGAAGCGCCTGGCGCTTCTCTCACACTAAGGAGGAAACTACAATGACTAAGATTTTAGATCTCATGGAGAAAAGAGCCAAGGCCTGGAATGCGGCAAAGGACTTTCTCGACACCCACTCTGACAATGGTGGAAACGTATCCGAGGAAGATGCCGCAACTTACGAAAGAATGGAAAAAGAAGTCACCGATCTGACTAAAGACATTGAGCGCCTGCAGAGGCAGGAGCAGATCGACCAGATGTTAAGTCAGCCGACCTCTTCCCCTCTTACCTCTAAACCAGGCGCGGAAACCCAGCCAGAGGAAAAGAAAGGAACCGCTTCGAAAGCATACAGAACCGCTTTCTGGGACTCCATCAGAAGACGCAACTGGTTTGATGTCAATAACGTTTTGGAAGTTGGAACAGACGCAAACGGAGGGTACCTCGTGCCGGATGAATATGAGAGGCAGTTACTTCAGGCCCTGAACGATGAGAACTTCTTCCGTTCTATTGCTCACGTGATTCAGACCCAGTCCGGAACCCACACCATCCCGATCGTCGCCTCCCACGGCACTGCGTCCTGGATGGATGAAAACGGGCTTTACCCAGAATCTGACGACACTTTCGATCAGATCACGCTGTCTGCCTACAAGCTTGGTACCGCGATCAAGGTGTCTGAAGAGCTGATGAACGACTCGGTCTTTGATCTGGAAGGATACATCTCTACGGAGTTTGCTAGACGAATCGGAGCAGCTGAGGAAGAGGCTTTCCTTGTTGGAGACGGAAGCAAGAAGCCGGAAGGCGTCTTTACCAAAGTCGCATCAAATAAGGAAGCACTGACCGAAATCAGCAACACAAACATCAACTTTGATGCCATGATGGACGTCTTCCACTCTCTTAGAAGCGTCTACCGAAACAGCGCAGTCTGGATCCTGAATGATTCCACGGTCAAGGCCCTGCGCAAAATCAAGGATGGAAACAACAACTATATCTGGCAGCCCTCCGTAGTTGCCGGTCAGCCGGACACCATCTTAAACCGTCCGTACAGAACTTCGATTTACGCACCGGAGCTTGCGGCTGGCAAGGTGCCGATCCTCTTTGGAGACTTCTCCTACTACTGGATCGCAGACCGCCAGGGACGTTCTTTCAAGAGGCTGTCTGAGCTCTACGCAGCAAACGGACAGATCGGCTTTCTCGCGTCTGAACGTGTGGATGGAAAGCTGATCCTTCCAGAAGCAGTAAGAGGCCTTTCGGTAAAAGCTGCAGGTTAACTTTTTCTGCTGCCTGAGGATTTCCTTGGGCAGCAAATTTTGTTTGGAGGCATTCTATGGAAATCACCCTGGAAGAAGCGAAAACTTATCTTCGCGTAAGCTCTGGCGACGAGGACGATTTGATCAAAAGCCTGATCGGGGCAGCCACCAGGCAGGTCCAGGACATCGCAAGATTCTCAGATGAAGAGTGGCAGGCAAGTGAAGAAAAGATCCTGATCCGGATGAGGATTGCCATTCTTTACTGCGTCGCCTACCTCTACGAACACCGGGAAGAAGCCGACCATAACGAGCTGAATCAGACCCTTTGCGCCCTACTTTTTGGCGTAAGGAAGGAGGCGTTCTAGTGAACATTGCGTCACTCCGCGTCCCCATCCTGTTTCAGAAGAAAGAAATCGTAACGGACAAATACAAGAATCAAGGATCTTCTTGGACGGATTATTTTGCCTGTTACGCGACGATCGGGTCGTCCACCGGATCAGAAACCGATATGGAAGTTATCCGGCCTGAAGAAACATTAGATTTTACCTGCCGCTGGTGCACGGAGCTGTCAAAGGTAGACTCTACCCACTACCGCATCCTGGCAGAGGGCAGGACCTACAACATCACCTACGTAAACCCGATGGGATATAAAAGAAACTCCATCAAGTTTAACTGCAGTCTGGAGAAAAGCTATGAGTAAGAAAGTCTCGATCGATCAGCTGGAGGATGCCATCATGAAAGAGCTAGAAGAATTCGCTTCTCTTGCGTCCGATGATCTGAAGGATGCGGTCAGGAAAACCGCTAAAGACGTACGGACCGACATCCGAGATTCTGCCCCGGTAAAAACCGGAAAATACAAGCGCTCCTGGTCCGTAAAGAAGGTAAGCGAAACCGCAGACAGCATCAACCTGGTCGTCCACTCCAGAAACCGCTACCAGATTGCTCACCTCTTAGAGCACGGCCACGCAAAACGAGGCGGCGGCAGAGTCGCTGCAAGGCCTCACATCGCCCCTGCTGAAAATAAAGGAAACGCAGAGCTTGAAAAGCTGATCAAACAGAAACTAAAAGGAGGCTGACATGACATACGACGCAATTGTAGAGATGCTGGAAGAAACGGAGCTTCCTCTTGCTTATGATCATTTTGAAGAAGGCTTCTCTCCTGCCCCGCCCTATCTTTGCTTTCTTCTTCCGGAAAGCGACAACTTTGCGGCAGATGGCATCGCCTATCAGAAAATCCACGTTCTTCATATCGAGCTTTACACGGACAAAAAGAACCCGAGCCAAGAGGAAGCCCTCGAGCGCATATTGACTTCTCATGGCCTCTTTTATGACAAGACCGAAGTCTATATCGAGTCGGAAAAGCTCTATGAAGTCCTTTACGAATTGGAGGTTTAAGCTATGGGAAATAAAGTCAAATATAACCTGAAAAATGTCTACGCGGCAAAGTTGACAGAAACCGTAACGGACGGCGTGTCTAGCTTCACTTATGCTGCTCCAAAAGCGATCCCAGGAGCCGTGTCGATCAGCCTGGATGCTGAGGGTGAAACCAAAGCCTTCTATGCGGACGGCATCGTCTTCTTTCGCTCAATCACAAACAACGGATACTCCGGTGACCTTGAACTTGCTTTAATTCCAGAGTGGTTTCGGACAGAGATCCTGCAGGAAGAGCTGGACAGTAAGGGCGTGCTGGTTGAAAAAAGCGGCCTGACAGACACCGTGAAATTTGCTCTTCTCTTTGAGTTTGATGGAGACGTTAACTCCATCCGCCACGTCCTCTACTACTGCACGGCATCCCGCCCATCTCTTGAGTCAGAGACAAAAGAAGACACCATCGAACCTGGAACAGAAAAACTTTCCATCACGGCAGACCCAAGATCAGACGGTCTGGTCAAAGCAAGATCTGGAGACACTACCGATACCACGGTCTATGACGGATGGTATAAGGCAGTCTACCTTCCAACAGAGAAAGCTGCGTCTTCCTCTTCTACATCTTCTTCCGGGCAGTAAAGGAGAACGCTTATGATTGAAAAGACAATCGAAATCTGCGGAAAGCCGGTCACCTTCCGCTCTTCCGCTGCAATTCCAAGAATCTACCGGCTGAAGTTTAAGCGGGATATCTTTAAAGACCTTTCCAAGCTCGAAAAGTCTTACCGGGCTAAAACGACAGACTCTGAAGAGCTTGAGATCGACGACCTTGAGATTTTTGAAAACGTCGCCTATATCATGGCCTACCACGCAGATCCAACGATTCCCAAAACGATCGACGAGTGGCTGGACCAGTTTGAAATGTTTTCCATCTACCAGGTCCTTCCGGAGATCTTAGAGCTTTGGGGAAGCAACCTTATGACAGACATCCAGGCAAAAAAAGGACGCGCAGAAGTGAGCGGGAAATGACCACCCCGCTTTTTCTTCTGCGCTGCATAGAAATTGGAATCTCCATCCGCGACCTTGACCTTCTTTCCATTGGCTTGGTCCTAGATATTTGGACAGAAAAGGCAAATGACGGAGTGAAATATAAAAGGCTTGCGACACAGGAAGATTTTGACAGATTTTAGGAGGTGAAGACATGGCAAGCAGAATCAAGGGAATCACCGTTGAAATCGGCGGAAACACCACAGGCCTTGAGAAAGCGCTGAAGTCCGTCAACAGCACGATTCGCACCACCCAGTCTTCCCTCAAGGACGTTAACAAACTCTTAAAACTTGATCCTAAAAATACCACGCTCCTCACCCAAAAGCAGAAGCTGCTGAAGTCATCCATCGATGCGACAAAAGAGAAGCTCGAAGGATTAAAGAATGCCCAGGTCCAGGCCAAGCAGCAGATGGAAAACGGAAGTCTCGGTAAAGACAAGTATGACGCCCTCCAGCGTGAGATTGCCGAGACAGAGTCTAAACTTAAGAGCCTGGAAAAGGAGTCCAAGAGCTTCGGGTCCGTCTCTTCACAGAGGATTGCCGCAGCCGGGGAAAAGGTAAAATCTGTCGGTGAGAAGATGTCTGATGCCGGTGAAAAGATGACGGTTGGTTTTACCGCCCCTGTCGTCGCCGGTGCGACTGCTGCGGTCAACTCCTACGGCAATGTCGACAAGCAGTTTAACCTGGTCAAGCAGACAATGGGAAGTACAGCAAACTCTGCAGAAGATTTTAAGGGACTGTGGAACCAGATCGGCGAATCCGCGAAGGCTTCTGTCTTTGGGATGCAGGACGCTGCAGACGCGACGTTGAACTTTGCCCGCCAGGGCTTCACCGCCAAACAGGCAACAGACATGCTGACGCCTGCGATGAACCTTGCGGCAGGCACCGGAACCGACCTTTCTGAAGTCACATCCGGCCTTGGAAATGCCATGAAGATGTTTGGAGCGAACTCTTCAGAAGCTGCCTCCTACTCAGACATTTTGGCAAAGGCTCAGGCGCAAGCGAACACCAACACCTCGGAATTATTCCAAGCAATTTCTGTCGCTGGCCCGATCTGTAAGACGGTCGGATGGGATGTAAAGGACTTAGCGACCATCACGGACGTGTTTGGAAACGCCGGTATCTCAGGATCAGAAGGTGCAAACGCCTTAAAGACTGGTCTTGCCCGGCTAGCCTCCCCTGCCAAGTCAGGAGCTGCCGCCATGGACCAGCTGAAATTATCCACGGGGCAGACCTACTCCATCTTTAACGACAACGGAACGCTCAAATCCATGCCGGATGTGTTAAAGAACCTGAACAAAGCCTTTTCCGGTCTTTCCGACCAGGAAAAACTGGAAGCTGCGTCAAACATCTTTGGAAAAGAGCAGATGTCCAAGTGGCTGACCCTGATTCAGACTTCACCAAAAGATGTCAGCTCCCTGCGAAACGCACTAGACGACGCGGGAGGTTCTGCTGGAAAGATGTCAAAGGCCCTGATGTCAGGAACCGGAGGAACCATTGAGCAGCTGAAATCCACCTTTGACGTGCTGACCGTCACGATCGGCCAGACATTAGCGCCAGTTCTGACCAGCTTCTTTCAGAAGCTCATCTCGATCATGAACGCCATCATGAACATGAACCCGGCAACGCAGAGGCTGATTCTCACTTTAATCGGCATCGCTGCAGCAATCGGGCCTCTTCTTATTGTGATCGGAAAGATCGCGGTTGGCGTCGGAACGGTCATGACACTTGCTCCTAAAATCGTCTCTGCCATTAAGCTAGTCCGGACTGGTATGGCAGCGATGAATGCGGTTATGCTGGCTAACCCTGTGGGTCTTGTCATTGCAGCTGTGGCTGCTCTTGCGGCGACTTTCATTTACCTTTGGAAAACGAACGCGAAGTTTAGAAACGGAGTAATCGCTATCTGGAACAGCATTAAGACTGCAACTTCTAAAACCTGGGGAGGAATTAAAAAACTTGCCGTTACCCTTTGGGGCGCAATCAAAAGCGCGGTCTTGTCGCCTGTAAGAGCAATTCGTTCAAGTGTGACTTCTGCTTGGACCGCAATCCGGTCAACCACAGCCCGAGTCTGGAATGGAATCAAGTCTGCTATGCTGACTCCAATCAATGCGGCCCGTGACCGGATCCGGGGAATCATTAACACCATCAAAGGGTTCTTTCCTCTTCGGATTGGAAACATCTTCAGCAACCTGAGGCTTCCTCATATCCACGTTTCAGGAGGAAAGGCTCCGTTTGGTATCGGAGGAAAAGGATCCCTTCCGAAATTCTCCGTGGACTGGTACGCCAAGGCCATGAAAAACGGAATGATCTTAGATCGCCCCACCATCTTTGGAGCAGCAGGAGATTCTCTTCTTGCAGGGGGCGAAGCGGGATCAGAAACTGTCGTTGGGACAGAGTCTTTGATGAGTATGATCCGTGCTGCCGTATCCGGCGTTGGAAACGATGTAGCCAATGCCGTTATCACGGCAAACCGGATCTCCCAGAGCGGTAATCTCGGGTCTGACATCCATCTTGATGTTTACCTCTTTAAAAATGGTCCTAAGATGGGGGAAGAAATCGTCCATGCCTATGACACCTACAAAAGGAGGCTCGGCTGATGATCTACTCGACGATTCAGATCAACGGAAAAGAAATCTTAAGGCCAAACAACTTCTCTCCTCAGCGGGAAGACATCTACGCAGCCGAGATCACGACCTGCACAGGAGATACCATTGCAGACCGGATTGGCTGGAGGTATTCAGATATGAGTCTTGAGTGGGACACGCTTCCTCAGGCCCAGCTTGAGATTCTTCTTTCTATGAGTGGGCAGTCGACCATCACCTTTATGGGTGCAGACGGAGCTTCCCACACGGAAAGCATCGTGAGGACCTCCGCCATCAGCACAGCTTCCCGCGCGACAAGTTCAGATGGAAATCCGGTCTGGTCCGATGTGAAAGTTGAGGTGAGATTCTTAAATGCTCACAATTGATTCTGAAAACAAGAAATCTATTCGGACTCCCTTTGAAGTCCACTGCGGATTTTCTGGAAGAAATGAAAAGATCGATCTTACCTTTTCCGGTATCTCAGGCGCTGTGACAGATGCGAACGTATCAGAAGCCCTGGACAACGAGCACTGGGATATGAGAGATCTCACGGACCTGTCTGGAGCAGGCTTTCCACTTGATGGGACCTGCTCCCTATTTGACTCCTCCATCTCTGGGAGCCTGGAAAATGGAAAGCTCGGCTTAAGATCAAACGTCGGAGAAACCATCGCGATCACTGTGACCTCAAAAACCGACATCGCTGCCCTCACCCTTGCGGTAACTTCCGATTCACCCGGAACGATCAGCGCAAACGGAACCGATTATGAAGCAAGAAGAATCGTCGTCATCCCGGTCAACGGGAAGACGATCACGCTTTCTGCGAAAAGCACGGATCCAGAAAGCCGGATTGAAATCGCCTCGATCACTCCTGGAATCACTCTTGAGTTTAATAACAAGAATCTGGTTTCCTGCACCCTGGCCCTAAGGTCAGACTTATCGATCACCAGCCCTTCCTGGCAGGTGTCTGAAATTGAAATCCAAGCTTACTGGCCAGATGATATTTCAGAAGCCATCAGCAACGTTGGTGACGACGTCCCGGTTTGGTATTACGCAGGATATGAAGGTGACTATTCTAAGGTCCGCTCATTTTACCTTTCTGAAAAGGCCTCGATGGAAAATAACGTCATCACCATTAAAGGTGAAGACATAAGCGCTAAACTCGAAGACAAAAATAACATCTCCCAGGTCGTAAACTCCACCGGTGGAAATGGAAGAAAGACCTTATATAACCGCTTCTTAAAGTTCATCACGGATTCCGGGGTAAAACTCGTATCCCGTGAAACTGCCCCGGATACAAACAGCAATTCATCTCCTTACACCTTGATCTTTGACGAGCAGTCGTCCCGTGAGATTGTAGCTGACATCATGAACTTATCTCATAACGGGTCCTTCTGGCCTGCCTTCGTTGATGCGGGAATTCCGACGGTCACCTGGAGTAAGCCCATCAAAAAATGGGACATTTATGAAAAAGACTGTGGGGATGTCGTTCGGAGCGTCGAGAGAAACATCTCCAAAATCACGACGGACGCGGACTACGGCCTACACTCCAAAGCCGTGAGGTCTAATAAACTAGAGACTCTTGAAACAAAATCCGTAGAAGCTGGAAAAGGCTACTCCCACTCACCTGAAGGTTACTGGTGGTATTTAACGGTTTCCAACGCAAAGTCCGTCTTAGCTACTGCAAGCAAGATCGTCTGGACCGCAAAGAAAACCACGGTTTCTAAAAAAGTAAAGGTAAAGTCCGGGAAGAAATACAAAACGGGAAAGAAGAAAGGAACGCCGATCTATAAGACGGTGACGAAAAAGCTGAACCAGTGCGTCGTCAAAGGAAAATCCGTCACGGTAACCATGGAGAACTCCTCCATTCTTCCTTCTGGAAAAAGGCCAGGAACAACAATCACGGTTGATCCCATTTCTCACGGGAAAATCTACGGTGGAACCACCCTGCTCTACCCAAACTACGCCTATCTATTTAACCGGTCAAACATCACGGGTTCTTTTACCTTTAAGGGAGACCCACGCATGCAGCCTAGAGACGTGTTTTCTTTTCACCGGCTTGATGGAAGCGAGGAGCTCTGCACGATTGAAACAATCACCCTGACTCACGAAGGCGGAGGAACGAAAGCGGAAGTTACCTACCGGAAAGGGATCTGTTAACGAGGTGGAATATGACATGGAAAGAACCCAAAACCGACTGGACTGCTTCAGACCGCGTCACTACAGAGGACATGAACCGCATCTGCGGAAATCTAAACGTCCTTCTTCCAACTGGAAACCTGAAAGAGAACTTCAGCTTAAATGACTTCGTGACTGTAACTGAATGGAATCAGATTCTAACTACGTTAAATCAGCTTAGCGCTGTTACCGGGCTCAATGCCCCTCTTCCAGGAAGCGACATGACCGCAGAAACCTTTAACCAGGTCGAAGAACTAACGCAGATGTTTAAAGACCGGATTGAGGTACTTCTCAATCAGACGAAAGCATCTTCCTACAGCGGCGATCTGATTTACGCAGCAGAAAGCTATTCAAGTGGATATTAAGGAGGCTATATCATGGCATTTATTGACCGCGTCGTCGAGCACCCGGGGCGCTATACCCTGACCAACTCCAAAACCGGAGAGGTGCTCGGCACCTTTGATTTTACAAGAGCGGAAGGCACAATCACAACAGAAGGAACGCAGCTGAATGCGGCGAATCTGAACAGCGAGCTTCAGAGCGTCGCCTCTGAAGTGAATGAAAATGTAAGTGATGCAGTAAGCACTGCGCTATCTCCTTTTACGATCGACTCGAGTCAGAATGTAAAGATAAGGAACCTTCAGAGAGGGTCCGCTCGTGTTGACGCAAAGAAAAACAAGGTGGTGACCAAGCACGTGAACTTTCCGAAGGCTTTTACTTCTGTCCCCTCGGTCACCATCACCCCGATCACCGCGGCTCCCAACATGGTGTCCTTCAGCGTTAAGAGCGTCACGACCAAGGGTTTTGACCTCTGCCTTTACCGCTCCAGCGACACGGACACCTCGTTTTACTGGATCGCTGCTTTGTAGGAGGCCGCTATGGTAGTAAAGACAATGTTTAATGAGCAAGATTTCTTCCTTCATGCCGCCTGGGCTGATGATGAAGCTGGGACGAACTTAAGCCTAGAAGAATCAAGCAATGCCCTTTTTATTGGGCGCTACACCGACCAGTCTAGTGACGAGTCAACGGACCCGGCAAAATACATCTGGCAAGAAATAGAAAGGTCCGACGATGATCCAGGCTCTTTCGATGACCTCGAAGAACGTCTGGAAGAACTGGAAGATATGGCAGATGACCTTTCTGCAGATACGGAAATCAACTCCATGGACATCACCTTAACCCAGGGAAACGCCGACACGGAGATTGGAAATGTGAACCTCCTCGTTTCTACAAACCAAGGAATAACCGGCTGGTCCGCTTCCGGAAATCTTACACTTTCAGAAAATGAAGAAGGAATCTACACTGATTTAGATGCTGTCAATTGCCTGACTGTGACCTGCAATACTTCAGGAAAAAACAGCCTTTCCTTTTCCGCAGCAGATTTTAGAAATGTGCTGTCCAGTCAGCCGGAAGGAAACAGCTACACCCTATCAGCAGACATCCGGATGTCAGATCTTTTTCTGATTCCCGTCCGTATGCAGGACAGCGATGGAAGCAATATCCAGATCGCCTTCTCTGACATTGACAATACTGCTGCGGATATCGATACCGATAATTTTGGCGTCTGGGTTCACTACTCCTCCACGGCATTATCTCTTGGAGCAGCCGCATCTTCCCAGAATCTATCCTTTGACCTTTCCAATATGCCTTCTGGCGCTAGCTTAGACATTGCGAACCTTAAAGTGGAAGAAGGCGCCCTGTCGACTCCCTGGAGAGAGTCGCTCTCCGAGATTAACGCAAAAGCAGACGCGGCAAAACAGGCAGCTGATGAGGCCCAGCAAACGGCAGACAGCCTGGATAGTTCTGTCACAGGCCTTCAGGAAGACGTCTACGGTGACGGCGGAATCACAGAAACCATTACCGGACTTGTCGGAGAGACGAAAGCGGTGACGGATGAAAACGGAGAAGCCGTCTATGATGAGATCACCTATACCGATCCGGACGGAACCTCTCACATGGAAAAAGTCGCAAGAACCGAGCGCATCCCGGGAAGGCTGGATGATCTGGACAGTAAAGTGCAGGAAGCATCTGACCAGGCCAAGCAGGCCATTGACGGTCAGGCCGAGCTTCCATCCATCAAGTCATCTACAGAAGAAGCCAAGCAAATATTAAAAGAATGGGCTTTAGATGACGGCTCCGGCAGTATCGACGGTTCCAAGATTGCAAAAGGTACCATCACCTCGGAAAAGATCGCAGCGGGCGCTCTTCTTATTTCCAACTTTTCAAAAGAAGCCTTATCGCTTATACATGAACCGCTGAAGTACATCCGGTCAGCTACTGTGGATGGAGAGCTGGTGATTGAGATTGGAGAGGAAGGATCGCCCTACAAAGTGACAATCAGCAAACAAGGAATGAACCTTTACGCAGGCGGAGCTGTCTCCGCCTTTTTTAATACGGACACCATGAAGATCACAAAGGCAAGAATCCTGGAGTCTATCCGCTTTGGAAGCTCAGGTGACGGAAAAGACGACTTTGCTTTTGTCCCTCAGCCAAATGGGAATCTGTCTTTTAAACTTCTGGAAGATCAGGAAGGATAACTTATGCCAGCATCGATTACCATTGGAATTACCGAAAACAGTACTTCGGTCTCTTCGAACAGCTCAAACGTCACGGTCAAAGTCACGGCAAAATGGACCTCCGGAACTTTTGATCATAACCCGCCGAAACTCACCGTCGTGATTGACGGAGACAAATATACCAAATCTGTCAGCTTAAATCCAAACAACACGACCAGCGGAAGCAATACCATCTACAGCAAAACACTGGATATCGAGCATAACTCTGACGGGTCAAAGAAACTGACCGTCTCTGCATCATACGCAACCAGCACGAGCTCAGGAACCGTAAAAGATTCTTTAACGAAAACACTCACCACGATCGCTAGAAAATCCGCTCCGACATGCCCATCTTCAGGAACACTAGGGTCTGCCATCACCATCAACACGAACCGGAAGTCCTCATCCTTTACCCATACACTGACGGCTTCCTGGAATGGAAAAAATACAACGATCGCAGCCCAAACGACGCAAGCTTCGGTGAACTGGATGATTCCATTCTCCTGGTGCACAGCAGGATCTTCCGGGAAGTGCACGATCACCTGCACCACATATAACGGAAATACATCCCTTGGGAGCAACACCTGCAGCCTGACACTTTACCGGCCGGGGACAAGCACGCTGTATCTTCCGGACTCCTCCTGCATGATCGACGGGTCAAGCTCAGCAGAAATCTATACGCAGG